CATCACAGGCAGTAAGTAAAATATTGACAGCCGATGATCCTAACTTATTACGCGCTCCTCCAGATATAGGCGGCTCCGGTTGTATTGGGATATTTGCTAGATATGGGGCGATGGTTGAAAGAGCTTTTCCTACATCCTGTCCATTATTTTTAATACCATTAATATAGATTCCAGTACCAGTTATATTTTTCCCACCTGATATAAATAATCCTAAATTTCCCTTCATGGTATGCCCCATTGAATCTCCGCCGCCAACTAAATAGCATTCAGAAGTAAGAACACTGAGTTCCTGTTGTTCTTCAGCCCATTTAAGAGTATTAATCTCTCCAGAAGTTGTTATAGAAGTTGTTCCTTTGTTAGGTATTGTACTCTTAGCTATAATTAACTGACTATTTGATAAGGTTGTGCCGGTGTATTTACCATTAGAGTTAACAAATTTACTAATTAATTCAAATATATCTCCAATAGGACCACCTTGCATTTTCTTTCCATATGCACCGCTTTCACCGGCAGGATTTTTGATTCCAATAATTTCTATAGGGTGCGAGGAGATATTGCTTATAATTATATTCTCGAGATGAATATTCATATTTCCAGGATCAGGAAGCGTGTCATATTTCTCTTTTGTTAAAAAAGGTCCCACTGCGGGACCATTTACATTTAAAACTAAACCATACACATTCCCATCATAACCGATATTAGTATTTTTGAAATAATCAACGGGTATTTCGCTAGCCGTACCACCTGTCGGAGGGAAAACAGCATTAAACGTTTCTGTCAAATCACTATCTAATTTGTTTTTAATTTCCGCAATAGAGAGTTCTTGTCCCTGTACAGTTAGATATGCATTACTATCATTTTCCAATACAAGTTTTAAGAAGCTGCGTATAAATCTGGATTGGGAATAGGTAGACAGCACTTTGATGTCCGTTTTATTGTTTTGAATATATAATTTGGAGAGAACCCCCACCTTAGTTCCATTTAATGCGACGCCAGCAACTTCAAAGTCATCAATGAGTAAGTTATATAGCATTACATTGTTAGCTGTATTGGCGTGTATCCCGTGGTGCGATGATAATTTCAAGTGTCCATTGTATACTAAAACTCTATTAGCGGCTTTAAATTGCATAGCACCTTGAAAATTGGCAGGACCGGTATTTGTGATAAATGGCGCGTTTGCTAATTCAATGTTAGCGTAGAATCTTTGCTGAAAATTATGTTTTTCGGATTGTTGTAAAGTAAAACTGTTTAAATCAATGATAACGTCATCGCATTCAACAGTGATAGCTGCAAAAAAACCTAGATGATATGGTCCCATCATACGTTGGGGATATAACCCATTCGGTCCATCCTGGTCTGCCCGTGGAAGGAAATCATCATTCGGGTTAGGATTGAAGGTGATATTTTCCACTAGGCGATATACTCCCGGCGTTTTAATACGGACAGTTCCGTTTATAAAATCTTCATTTTTTAAATCAACAATCGCATAAGGTGTGTTATTATTATATGAAAATCTCTCCACGGTATTGACGTAAGGATATCTACTAAAGTAATTTGCTAGCGCAGCTTGCTGTGTATCTAGATTTGCGTACAAACTTAGTGGAAATACTGGCGGAGTGTATACAGGTTTGGGCGGCGGCGGTAAAGGTTCATTCGTTGCTGCTTGGGGTTTATTACGACTAAACGTAGGCGCGCCTCTAGACCAACAACTTTTTGTTCTACGATTTTTACCATTCATTGTATATTATATATATATAAAATGAAGTTATTTATTCTTTCTTGTTTGTTTTTTTCCCCGCAGCCGCCGTTTTTTAAGCGAACGTTTTCTCCGTTTGCCACCACTATGCTGCTCATTAAAAGCAAAAAGCGTCCAGGGCTGATTGGGTCTATCTAACAGATATGGGCGCAAGTAATTCCATATAGGGTGTTCGTTAAAAAAAGGTTCCGTTTCAAAAGGAATTTCGCCAGAAGAGCCCCATTTCCCCCATAATTTCATATTGGATGCCAAAGTACTGTCTACACACTTGCCATCCACGGCGCCTCTAGGTTGAAAGGGTTTGGGGCGGTCTGCTTGTGACATAAATGCACGATCATCTAATTCATAATGAGAATCAACAGTTCTAGAACACGGGTTCACTTTTTTGAGATATACATCATAATGATCGGAGAGAATTTCCTTTGCCTTTTCAATATCAATGTTACCCATATGTTCTTGCATGAGTTGTTCTAATCGGACGTGTCGCGCACCTTGGTGCCTTCTGATATCATCATAGCCTTGCGCCCGGCACTCCAAATTTCTTATTCTCGGGTCATATGAACCATTAAAACCAATAAAGTAACCCTTCGTTTTATACTCCGTGTGGTGATATTTCAAACCCAATTCAATGCGCATTATTTTATTCTCATTGACGTCCCCAAAAATCCAAGAGTTAGCATAGCCTCCTGTGTTTCCTTCTAGCAAAAATTTTTCAAAATCCTCTAGTTTTTCCGCATATTGCATTGCATGTCTGATTCTACAAAATATTGGATTCCCAAGTTTATAAGGCAAAAAGCCGCCGATTGTTGTTTCGGAACCAACAAAATTTGTATTTTTGTCATCGTTTTTGGTTACAAAGAAATCGCTACCGCTCCACACAAATCCCGGTTGGGTTTGCATTAATATTCTAGAACCATTGGTTGGTTTAATACTTAACATCATATTGCAATATTGTCCGCTAACAAAATTCTCAAAAGTATTATGAGCCAATACTATCTTGCCATCCTTGGTAACTCCGTCGCCAACAGCTAGAAATGCGCTACACCTGCCGGGTGCCCCGTCTGGTCTAATATTTCTAGCACCACCACCCGATCTTCCACTTTTTTTAAGACTACCCGCAGGTAAAACTTTATTGGCTTCTTCGTTGGGCCACCAATAATCAAAAATAACTAAATTTGCATTCCAACAAACAATTTCGCTTACACTAATATCATAGCCCTTCTCCTTACAACCTTCGGCTATCCCCTCCATTTCCTCATAGAGTTCCGGATATTTTTCTTTAACGATTGGTTCATAGATTTTTTTGGATGAATCGATGAAGAATTGCCAGTCTTTGCCATAATCGTATAGACAATAAAATTTGGTCGTTTCAATAGCCTTCTTGAGTTCTTCATGAACATGGCGACCGTGTTGTCTACCTCTTTCTCTTGGTTCGCCCTCGATATGCACGTAAATCCACCCGTTTTTTTCAAGTTTGAAGCTCATTATATTATAAATAGAGAAGTTATTTATAATATTTATTTACTTATTTCTCCGGCGCTTGCTTTTTGGACCGACAACCTTTCTGCCAGTTAATTTTGAAAATAAATGTAGACCGCTCACAGCAAATCCAAGAAGCATAATAGGCCATGCTATTAAATCACTCCATGTTACTTTTTGTTTTAAATATAATCGGTTTAATATCAGAAGTATGGTGTATTGACAAATGATTAAAAACATTGTATCCTGTGTAGGATTTAAGATTTTGTACTTATTGTTCGCATTCATAGCTATGGTCATGAAGAACCAATCCACCCATGCAAACGGTAGTGCCATTGCTAAAGCATGAAGCATTGTTTCTTTGGGATATTTAAGATGAGCATACATACCAACAATAGATATACATGTGGATAACAACCAGGGACCAAAAAATTCAAAATACTGTAATGCAGATAGATTTTTGTTCATTATATAATATAATTATATATTATAAATGAATAAGACAGAAGGGATAATTATATGGCTGATATTAAATCTATTAATAGTTGGGTTTATGGATGCAGCATTATTCTACCAAGGTACACCCAAGATGAAAAGTGCCACATTTGGACATAAGCTTTTAGTAACGGAACTATTTGCAACAGCACAATGGTTCGGTATTATTCCGGCAGCTAGAATTGGTAATAAGTTTTTAACTGCGGCTCAGTTGGGTTTAGCATCATTTGTATTTGATTTCTTGGGGCAGATTGTTACGGATATTTTCTGGTTAAAAGTACCTATTACGATAGATGATTGGATTGCGATGTTCATTATTATGGGCGCAATGTATATATCAATATACAAGGTCTTCGGTTAAAGATATAATGATTGATTTGAAATGCAAAATTTAAGAGTAATACTTGGAATTTTTCTTAGTTCACTTAATAATTTGAGGTTACCTGAAATAGTTGCTATATTCTCCAGTTCCTTGCCAATATTATTAATTTTAAGAATCGCCTTTACAAAATCACCAAGACCGATGTCATAATGCTTACATTCAGCTAACAATTTTTTACAACTTGCTTCGTCATTACACATACACCATTTGTATGTTAATTCGCATAAGTTGAAATGCATTTCGCATTGTTCGATATTTGTTATTTTGAGTTGATTTAGTATATCTGTATATTTATTATAACACTTAACGACCTTTTTTATAGCATTTTTAATGTCAATTGGAGCATCAATTGCCGCAACTGACAAGACTGATTGCTCGTCAGAGAGCCGCATATTTGTGAAACACGATAGTACACTAACGATACTCTCTACGGGTAGAGATGACAACCAATGTTCCGCCATTAATTCGGCAATTGGAAGCGAAAATACTTCTTGTAAATAAGTTGCAAATAATCCTTTCTGTGTAATTTTTTCGTCACTATCAACAAAGCCTTCATGTTTCAAAACATCAACTTGATCATCACAGGTCCGTTTTACCCAAGTTTCAATGTTATATATCTCCCTCTCTAATTTCAACTTCCTCTCTTTTAGTTTAATTTTATTGCAAAATTTTTCATACTCCTTTTTGACAAATTTTGTACTATCTATAAGATTATTATATTCTCTTTGCATTCCCTTACGTTTCTTAGGTTTCATGAACGGTATTTTTTCCTCAAGATGTCGCAATCTCTCCAAAACACTTATTTCTGTACTAAACTCCACACCTTGTACAGATAATTTTGTATCCAGATCGACTAACTCTTTTTTTGTAGCATCAACACTATTTTTGATATCCATGGTAATCATGCTACCAGATATAAAATCTGTAAAGTTGGTATTACCATTTGAGATTAATTGGAGAATGAGATTGGGGTGTATAGCAAAGTGAGATTCAACCGTCTTGGGCGCACCGGTTAACATATGACGATAATCCTTTGACATAATTTCATTTCTTGTAAATAAATTATTGAGCTTGATAACAACTCCTTTCGTGTCAATTCCTCTTCGTCCCGCCCGACCCGCCATTTGCGTATATTCAGAGGGATGGAGATATCTAAAGCCGCTCCCATCAAATTTTTCCAAAGATGTGAAAACAACTGCTTTTGTAGGCATATTAATCCCCACGGCAAACGTTTCGGTAGCTAACAGTAGTTTTACATACCCTTTATCAAATAACAATTCTATCATCTCCCTAAACTCCTTTAAGATGCCAGCATGATGAATGGCTATGCCTTTTCGCAATAGATTTATAATTGTTTTATATTCAGGTAATTCGGTATATTCTTGCCAGTTAGGTAGTTTCGCACGCAGTAGCTTTTCGCAAGCTTTATCAACCGTTGAAGGCATTTTTGAACCCTCTTCATGCAACATCAATTGAATTTTCCCAGCTAACAAATCTACCTGACGCCGCGAAAATACAAACATAATAGCTGGCAGCAAATTATCATTTTTAAGTAGGGTAACGATCTGATTGAGAACAAAGTATTTATTAACTCTAATCCTATTTTTTTCTAAGAATGAGGTTGTCTTTTTGATTTTCTCATATTGCACTTCATTAAATTTTTCTCCCGTTGTTGGACCTTTTAGTAAGAGCAATTTATCAAACATAGGCGAATATTGAGCAACGTCGCCAGAGCTCATAGTTTTTAAAACGGACGACGGGATGGTAAGATAGCCGTAGTGACTGAGTGGTACCACGCGTTTTGAGGTTGGACACATATAAACTTCAGGTCCTCCTCTATTTTCAATCAACGGTATTAAATTATTTTCAGGCTTGTTAAGGGTGGCAGAGAGGAGCAACATCTGAATATCTTTAGGTAGCATCATAATAGTTTCTTCCCAAACCATACCACGGTCTTTATCTGTAAAATAATGAGCTTCATCAATGATGACGCACCCTAGTTCAGTATCAATATCCATTTCAAATGCTAGTAAAGATTTATGGTTTTCATTGTTTTGAATTTTTTTGCGAAAGAGTGTGTTTCGTAAAATTTCAGCAGTCATGCAGAGTACTTGTGCGTCAGGATTATCAGAATTGTCGCCAGTAATCACACCAAATGAAATATCAGGATATTTAGTAGTAAATTCATTGTATTTCTGATTAATCAATGCTTTAATTGGTCCTGTATATATAAGTCGTTTGTTTTGTGCTGTGAAATATTGTATGGCAGCTTCGGCGGGGAGTGTTTTACCCGATCCCGTATGGGCGGTTATTAAGACATTTTTATTATTTAGTAAACCATAGATTGCCCATTTTTGAAAATTAGATAGTGGGAAATCCCAATGTCCAAATGCGTGTTCGAGGGCAGGTGTTATCTCTTCATTAAATGGAGTATCGCATAGCTTCATATTGCTGTATGATTATTTAGAATAATTGTTATTAAGTCCCTTTCAATTTAACAAAAAAAAGAATCTTTTATTAATATATAATGGCACGAACAAGATTTGCAGGAAAACGCGGAAAACGCAGAGGACGCGGAAGACGTTCAACTCGTCGCGCACGGCGCGGTTTGATTGGTAATGTTGCCCGACTTGGTGCGGATAGTACAGATGATGTGTTCCGGGGCACTGGCGCAGTTGTAGGTAAGGTTCCAATTGTTGGTAGATACGGCAAAGGAGCATTAACTTGGCTGGTCGTACGGGTAGCGACTTATTTGATTTAGCGGGAACTACCGGAGATAGAGCCGCTGGATTTTTAACTTCTCCATTTAAGGGACTTTTCGGACGCTCAAGGAAGAGACGTCATTCCAGACGTCATTCTAGACGTTCCAAACATAGACGCCGCACTCATCGTCGTCATCGCAGACGCCGCCGCCGCCGTCGTTAACTCTTTTTAGCTACTGAAAATTTTGCGGCAATCCAAGTAATCATGGCTATGCCTGCACTACCCCAAATTGATATGTAATGTTTCGCAAGTTCAACCTGCGTAACATTTATAAAATAACAAACGGGCGATCCCAGTGATATCATAGTCGTCATTAGCCCCATAATAGTAGGCGGTGCACAAAGACTTATGTATAGATTTACAAGTGCCCAGTGAATGAAGACAGTGGCAAATACAAGAGCAATAAATCCACCAACGGGGGTGAGAGTAATAGCTTTAATTTTATTCATTGTACTTTTTGTTATATTATTGAAATCATTGGCGGAGGTATGTATGTTTGCGTTTCTTGACATTGTACGTTGGCTTCTAGTTTGAGGCATGTATTGTATATTATCTCTTGTAAAGCCGCCAATTCAATTTTATGATTAGCAATTCAAATTTAAGTAAATGTAAATAATATTTAAAGAAGATTCGCATAAGTAGTGTATAATGAGCAGCGAAACAGGTAGCGATACACCCCCAAGTGTTCTTGACGCCAACGCCGTGCATAGCGGTCGTTGTAAGTGGTTTAACAACAAAGCCGGTTATGGTTTTTTGACAGTCGTGCGATCGTCCGATGAGACGATGGTCGGTAAAGATGTGTTTGCCCATCACACGGGTATTACTGTGAATAATGAACAATATAGGTATCTTGTTCAAGGCGAATATGTTGATTTTAGTATGAAGGAGACGAATAGCGGCGATCATAAGATCCAGGCTTCGGATATCACTGGTATTGCCGGCGGACAGCTGATGTGCGAGACGCGTTTTGAGAATCGAAAGCAGCAGGAGGAGAATGGTGATGGTGAGGATGGTGAGAGGAGACAGCAGCAACGGCGGCGCCCTAATCGGAGTGGACAGCGTGGTAGTGCGCAGGTGAGGCTTCGCGGTGAGGGTCCTCGTGAGGGGGAGGTTTGGACTCTTACGCGATCAAATGTGAAGAAGCAGTCGCGTTCTAAGCGTCCTCGTAAGGAGGAGGAAGAGGAGTAATTTATTTAACAAGTGCGATGTAAGAAAAATAAAGTAAGGCGCCAGAGAACGACCAGAATTTAAAAATCCACAATAGCATATTATCTTTTGGTTTATATATTAACCAAGCGATAGAACCCATTACAAGATAAACCGCATACATTAGAAATATTATACCCATAGTTTGATTGCTCATATTATTTATGAATGCAATCATACTCGCTGCCGCAATTCCTAAATTTGCACCACCCGCTTCGAACTCAAAGAATTTACCACCCTTTATGATGTTCCCGCCAAAGAATATATGTCTAATGCCCGCCAATAAACTAGATGGTAAAACGCCAATTGATAAAAATTGGCGCAATCCCTCATGTATATTGTTTTTAGAAATACTTTCAGATGCCATGTAAATAGAAATAAAAATAAGTACATATGTGATTGTTCTTATCATATTAGCCGCATTCATTATACATTATAATTAGTTTTTAAAATAGGGTAATAATATATAATGGTATCGTTATCAGCAAAAAATAAAAAGGCGTTAAAAATTAATAAAAAATGGTGTTCATCCAGTTCAGATTGGTGTAACTATACTAGAAGAAATAATTGCAAGCGTGGAGAATGGAAGAAAAAAAACAAACTAGGAAGAGTTTCCCGAAAATGGTGTAAAACAAGTAAAAAATGGTGCAAGATAAGTAAAAGATGGTGCAAAGTTAATGCACATGTGGGTGGTAAAAAACGTCGAATCTATAAAACAAAAAAAAGAAGGAAATCACAATACAAATTATCAAGAAAAGGATCATATCCAATGTCAAGAGGACATTTATTTTATCTAAATAAGAACTCTAATGGTAGGAGAATAACTGCCAAACTAATCAAACGATATCCAAAAGCATTTAGTGTAGAATTGCATAATAAGCATTTGAATAATTAATTTTATTCAAGAAATTGATTTAAAGCGTACTCCATTAAAGTAGATATAAATATGCCAACACACGCAGATTCTGTAGAGAACCAGAAGGTAACTACCACCGAGGAAACACTTCCGACCAAGGGGGCTTTGGATCCGGCAATCAAGGAGGAATTTTCCGGAGTATTGAATACGCTGTCGGCATTTCGGCAGCAGATTACGATGCTTCAGAATCAGGTGAGGGGTCTAGAAAAGCACGTGAATAAACAGATGCGCACCCTTCAAAAGGAAGCTAAAAAGAACAAAAACAAAGGTAATCGTAAGCCATCTGGTTTTGCAGTCCCTACAAAAATTACTGATGAGCTATGTCAATTTATGAAGCGACCGAGTGGTACAAAGGTAGCTCGCACTGAGGTTACTCAATATATTATTGGGTACATTGCTGAACATAAGCTTCAGAAGGAGGACAACAGAAAGTGTATCTCCCCCGATGCACCTTTGAACAAGTTGCTTGGTCTTAAGGAGGGCGACGAGCTAACATATTTTAATATTCAGCGGTATATGAACAAGCATTTTGTTAAAGAAGGTTCGCAAAAGCACGATGCGTAATTTGAAACATATTAAATAATACTTATTACTTCATAATAATGAGTGATATTATGAAGTTGATCGAAGGCAATAGGAAATTGGAGACTGAGATTTTTGCTTTAGAAAAAGCTATTGAGGAAAAGAAATTAGCTATAAAATGTAATAATCGTATAATTTTCAAAGAGTGTAAGCACAAATGGGAATACGATACCAGCTGTGGTCCATATGAACATATTAAATACCAATGCACTATATGTGGGCTATGGCGAAATAACTACATGTATCTATAATTTCATTTCATGACGTTCAAATTTAGTATTTGGGAAGAAAAAATGGAGTGCGGTATCCTCGGCATTTTTTAAATAGCCTTCGGGGACACGGATAAGATAACTATTTGTTTTGAGAATAAATAGAATCGTCAAAACGATTACGGCTGATAAAACAATATTTATTTTTGGATCGCCCATATTTCCAGTTTCGCTTCCAACATGTTTATTTGAAATGATATTTAGTAATTCGGTAAGTTCCCTTGCACCGTTCTTTGTTTTTTTAAGAAAAAGAAAGTTGATGACGTGAACACTGGTATACAACAGTATCCAGAACACGATTATAAAGTTATCGAATAAAGTTATACCTGTGAATCTATGTATAAGATAATTGCATAGTAACAACCACATTAACCAACCAAAAGCACATAGGAAACCAATTAATTCGCTGTTAAATAACCTAGCAGATCCTGCTTTTGTCAAAAAGTCCGCTAAAGGTTTAAATGCAGACCCTGTACAATGAATACTATAAGTATAAATATAGAGTCCTACCGCGGTTAATAAAGCTCTAATAACCCCCGTTGGAGAGAAAATGCCTATTAAAAGGACGGCTAAAAATAAGAACAAATAGTTCATTAAATTTGTATTTAGGTGTCTTGTTCTAAGCGACAATGAATCCTTTTCTTTGGACTCTTTATCCTTTTCTTCTGTCGTTGCCATTTTATAATACAGCTACTTTTTTTTCTGCTATAATGCGAGTTATCTAAAAAATTGAAGGGATTAATCAAATTAAATATAAAAATAACCCAACTCAACAAATTAAAGAACTCGCTATTAGAGATATGGCAATTTCGCTCCAACGTCCGATCGGCTCCGACGCGAGATTTCTTGATCTACTCACGACAGAGCGGACAGCAAGAGATACCTTTTCCTTCGTCTTGTGCGGGAGATTTCACATTGGGGGGCAGTGCGGGCGCGTATTCCTTCACAATTCCTTGGTAACAAAAAGTCAAAAAATCAACACCAAGAGAACCTTGGAGGCGAATGGTGAGATAGCAAGAGATCAATGGACAGTGGTTTTAAAGTTCGATCCAGAACGATGGCAAAAATTCAAGCAGGTCACGGGAGAACGGGACGTTTACCTAGAGTGTCTCTTTAAAACTCCTGGGAAAAATCCCACCTTTGCCCCAATTTGCTCATTTCCAACCATCGGCAAACAGACCCAATATTCAATCGCCGCCGGTGACCTCCAAGGAGACGCCTTCTTGGGGTTTCGGCGAGGCGCGATCAAGATCAATCACAAAAAGGATGGATCGGTTACCATGCTCGTTCGTCTTGAAGAGCGGGGACATATACCACTATACCACTATGTAGTGGTAAATCAATAATGTAACTCATATACTGCTCATAAAATATAAAACTTTTTCTTTTAAACTATAGATAATGAGTCTAAAGGGAGAGAAATATTAATACATAATGCATCTTCCTGATCCGATAAAACAGTTTATATACATAAATGGGATTTTTGATATAATATGCGGAGTTGGCATATTATCTGATATACCTATCTTACGCGACATTCACTTATCTTTTTTGAAAAAATACGATGATCGTCATAGACGTTTTATGGCATTTTGGATATTAAACTATGGGATAATTCGTCTTCTCTCAACTAATATGTCCCTCGTTCAGTTATCATATGTTTTAGAGGGGGTGGCGTATTTAATTGAAATGCAGAGTGATAACCAGAATAGTTGCGCGTGGCGCGGCACTTATACTGTTTCGGCATGTCTTTTAATAGCAGGACTTATTCACTGAATATAAATATTTTATTATTTATATTTAGGGATGAAAGATGTAAAGGATAAACTTACAGAAGCCACGACTTCCCATCTACATAGAGCTAATGGATGGGAATTAGAGCAAATTAGCTTCCGGGTAGTAGGATTAATGCTAGTCCGGTATAAAACGAAGTTGGGATGGACTAAGTGGAAAAAGCGCTGGATGGAGCTACATGAGGATGAAATCAAATTCTATTTATGGAGTAAAAAGAGGGAACATTACCATCTGCGCATATTTAATTTTGACACGGAAAATGAGAAGTACACCTTAGAAGGCGTTTCTTGTAAAGATGGGTTTTATATTTTTACTCTGACACTTGATGGAAAAAGGAAGGTAATGATGCGTACTCCACATGAAACGGCATTGACAATATTTTACCCTACACTACACAAGATTCTAGATTAAAATGTATTTTAATACTATATCCAATGAAGGAACGAGGAAGCACGTATAACCGACACCTTGCAGAAATAGCTACTAAAACACTATTGTATATTTTCGGGATCCCAGCACTATTGTTTTTAATATGTATTTAATTGGGGAGGGTCCGGGAGGGGGTACCCCTCCCGCGTAAAAGAGGGAAGTATTTTGAGAAAATTGAAGTATTTTTGGATGAAATAGAGAAAGGACCAAACCCCAGGAAGAGAAATCAACTACTTTACGAAAAAGCAAACAAAGAACAAAAAAAGTCAAAATGTCGAGCAGCATCCAATGCGTAATAACGGCAGCAGTGGAGAACGGACTGCGGGTAGCAGCACACGAGGTGTGCTCAGCATTTGCCGGGAAACTGGCAGAGAACGGAATGTTGACCTGCAAGCATGGTGAAGCGATGGCACTTCTCGCGACGCTGGAGATCACGACGAAGCGGTCGGCGGCGATGAAGAAGGTTCGTGCAGCTCAGAAAAGCCTGGATAGCGGCGAGTCCAAGAAAGCGGCAATCCGGAAGAAGCCAGATATGCTACTTCCGTTCTGCGGTGAGATAGAGGAAAGCTGGTGCCAGGCAGTGCGGTTCAACCACGGACTACACACTCAGTGCACTAACGGTCCGGCAAACGGCGGCTCATACTGCAAAACCTGCCAGAAAAGCGCCGATAACAGTGCATCCGGAAAACCCACCTACGGGACCGTCCAGGATCGCGCAGCAGTCGGAGCTCTTGAGTACCGCGATCCCAAGGGTAAGCTCACTACCTGCTACGCAAATGTCGCTAAGAAAATGGGTCTTGACCTCGGTCGGGCTCAGGAAGTCGCCACCGCCTACGGATGGACTATCCCTGCTGAGCAGCTGATTGAAACCGCTACCAAGCGGGGACGCCCGGCTAGCAAAAAGGCTGCCAAGAAAAGCTCCAAGGTCGCTAAGGTTTCGCTCAAGAAATCCAACTCCATGGATGATCAGATCGCACAGCTGGTCGCAGAAGCTGCCGCTGAGGTCCTGACTGGTGAGCCGGTTGAGGAGAGCAAGAGCGATGCGCCAATCAAGGTGAAAGCCAAGAAGCCTAAGAAAAAGGCGGTTGACCCTGCGGTTGAAGCTGCCAAGTTGGCGAAGAAGCAGGCTGCCGCTGAGCTGAAAGCCCAGAAAGCCGCTGAGAAGCTTGCTAAGCAGGAGGCTGCCGCTGAGCTGAAAGCCCAGAAAGCCGCTGAGAAGCTTGCTAAGCAGCAGGAGCGCGAGGCTAAGAAGCAGGCTGCCGCTGAGCTGAAAGCCCAGAAAGCCGCTGAGAAGCT